GCGCAGGAATGGGTCGATGACACCGAGCAGCGGATCTACACCGTGCTCGCGCAGTCGAACTTTTACACCCAGATGGCGCAGGCGTTCCAGGACCTGGCGCTGTTCGGGACCGCGCCGTTCCTGGTCTACGAGGATTTCGAGGACGTCATTCGCGTCTATCTGCCCTGCGCCGGCGAGTATTATCTCGGCACCGGCGCGCGGCTATCGGTGGACACGTTCTATCGGGAGTTCACGTTCACGGTTGCCCAGATCGTGGAGATGTTCGGGGTGGAGAATTGCCCGCCCGAAATCACGAAGCTCTGGATGGAGGGCGGGGCCTCGATCGACATGGAGTTCACGGTAGCCCACGCGATCGAGCCGAACTTCGCCCTGAAGAACAAGGGCACAGGCAAGGCCGACATCAAGGTGGTGCCGGCGATCTTCACCTATCGCGAGGTCTATTGGCTCAAGGGCATCAAGACGCCGAAGCCGCTGAGCATTGCCGGCTTCTTCGAGAAGCCCTTCGCGGCGATGCGCTGGTCGGTCACGTCGAACGACGCCTACGGCCGGTCGCCCTGCATGACGGCGCTGGGCGACAACAAGCAGGTCCAGCTCGAAACGCGGCGCAAGGCCGAGTTCATCGAGAAATTGGTCAGGCCGCCGATGGGCGCCAACCCCGAGCTCAAGAACGAGCCCTCATCGATCATCCCCGGCAACATCACCTATACGAACACGGACAACGGCAAGAAGGGATTCTGGCCGCTGTTCGAGGTCCAACCGGCCGCGCTGGCGCCGATGATCGCCGACATCAAGGACGTGAACGCGCGGGTTGAGAAGGCGCTGTTCGTGGACGTGTTCATGGCGATCACCCAGATGCAGGGCGTGCAGCCGCGGAACGAGTTGGAGCTCACCAAGCGCGACCTCGAACGGCTGCAGAAGCTTGGGCCCGTCATTGAGCTGGTCGAGGCTGAGCTGCGGATCGCCCTGCAGCGGGTGATGGACATCATGGCGCGCCGGAAGATGCTGATGCCCAAGCCGAAGTCGATGCAGGCCGTGCCGATCAAGATTGGGTTTCTCTCGATCATGCGGATTGCCCAGCAGTCGGCGGCGAGCGTCGGCATGAAGGACTTCTTCGCGACCATGGGCGGGCTGAGCTCGGCGGCGAAGGCGGCGGCGGTGCCTGATCCTCTCCGGAAGGTGAACCTATCCAAGGCTGTCGACAAGTTCGCGGACGCGATGAACATCCCGGCCGATCTACTGTTCACCGATGATGAGGTGGCGGCACACGACAAGGCGCGGGATCAGGCGATGCAGCAGCAGCAGGCACCACAGCAGGCCATGGCAGGCGTGACCGCGGCCAAAACCCTGTCGGAAACCAAGGTCGGTGGCGACAGCGCCCTCAGCGCATTGCTGGGGCAGGGCGGGCAATGAGAGTCGCGATAGCGGTCCCGTCCTATTCTGACTGGAAGGCCCCGATGGGCATCAGCATGGCGATGCTGGCCTCGTATTGCACGGCCAAGGGCATCCAGTTCGCCCTGATCTCGCACGGCGGGACGCTGATCGCCAAGGCCCGCAACGCGCTGGTGCGCATGGCACAGCAGACCGGCGCCGACTGGATTCTGTTCGTCGACGACGACATGACGTTCCCGATGGACGCGCTGGCGCGGCTGCTGGCGCATGACAAGGATATTGTGGGCGTCGCCGCGTGCGGCCGCGTGCCTCCGTATGAGATCGGTGGGGTGCTTGCCGAGCAAGCATCAAGCGGGCTGGTCGAAGCTCTGCGGCTCGGCATGGGCATGATGCTGGTCCGCATGTCGGTATTCGATCGCACGCCGGCACCGTGGTTCGCTCATTCGTTCGAGGAGCCGAGGACACCGGAGAATCCCGACGGCGAGATGGGCGAGGACTATTATTTCGTCCGGAAGGCGCTGGAGCATGGCGCGAGGGCCTATTGCGATCTCGATCTCACGCCGAGCATTGGCCACATCGGAGACCAGGTATTCCACGTCACGCCGGACCAATTGAACGGCGGATTTGGCCGGGCCTCGCCACTGAGCGCCATCCCATCGTGGAGCATCAAGAAGTAGGTCGCTGGCGATAGATGTTGACATCGCTGGAATTACGGCAGTAGGTTTACTGCACGAGCAATTCAGCTCGCAAACCAGGACAGCATCACATGACCGCAGTGGCACCGATCAAGGTTTCGACCGTATTCGAATCCTTCTCCTCCAGGCAGCGGCAGGTTGCCGCGATGCTGCTGTCGGGAATGTGCAACAAGGATATCGCTCGGGATCTGGACCTCAGCGTCAGGACGGTGGAGGATCACCGCGCTGAAATCCTGAAGCGGTCCGGCGCGGCGAATCTCATGATACTGCTGCGCATGGCTTGCGGAAACCCGGACTTTATCGCCTGAACGCGCACCCGAGCCCGAAACTGAGGGCAGCCAAGCCCAGGAGCCACGGCCAGCCGGCTTCGATCCATTGCATCGCGTAATATAACCCGGTTGGCATGGTCAGTGCTCCTGGATTGGTTTGATGATGTAGCCGCGCGCGGCGAGCCGAAGGAGGATACCGTCGGCGATCTTGGTTGGCGAGAAAACCATCTGAGAATCAAAGGCCATCTCGTCGACGATCTCGACCAGCGCCTCGCGCGCGCCGTTGCCTTCGGGCTTCTCACACATCTCGTTCCTCCTCAATGAAGATCGCCACGCCGACGGCGAGCCACAGCGCCAGGGCGCCGAGAGCCCACCAGATCATTTGTCCCATTCCGGGTTGCGGCTGTGATAGCCGGGCGGCCATGGGTCTTTCTTGGACAGTATGCAGGCGATCGCGATGGCCCAGATCAGCGCCCCGGTGGCCATCAGGACGAACTTGATGGCGACCCATGCCACGCCGAGCGCGAGCCAGATCATGCGCCGCCCGCCTTGGCCAGCCAGCGCTGTGACCATAGCGTCATCGGCTGGTGAAACTCCTTCCACTCGACCGCGACGCGCAGTCCCTCCTCGGTGAGGGATTGAAACCCGTTCCATTGGAATGCGAGCCCGAGCGACACCAGCTCGGTACGGCCTGACTTTGAGACCAGATTGCCGTCCCAGATCGGGCCGCACATGAACATCTGGCCCAGAACTTCTTTGGCGCCGGACGATAGCGGTTCAGCTTTCAGATTCATGCGACGTGCTCCGTGTGCTCTTTGATCCATTCGATAACCTCAACCCGGTTATAAAACACCCGAGTCCATCTGGTCCGGTAATAGGGAGGGCCGCCTCCTGCGTTATTGTTCGCGGCGAGGTTGCCGAGGTGCCGCTCGGACATTCGCAATCCCTGCGCGCGCAGAAATTCCGCGCATTCACCTCGCGTAAGATACTCTTGCTTGTCGAATTTGGTGGGTGCGATTTTCATCGTAGGCCATTTCCAATGCAAGATTGTCAGCGAGAACCATCTTTGCCGGAACTATATCTTGTAGGCAATACCAATTGCTCGCACTACTCCCGGCATGGGCGCACTGACCGAAATCGAGATTTTCTCCTGTTTGAGCGAAAACTTCCGCCTCGCCGCGGAGGATTGCGACAAACTGGCCAAATTGCCGCGAAAGGGCCGGAGCTATTCCAGCCTGCGCGACAAGCTGGAGCTGCTGGAAGGCGCGTGTCGGCAAGCCGCAGTGTGGCGCCAGGACACCCGATGGCTGTCGATCGGCATGTTCATGGGCGAGTGCCACAAGCGCGCCGGCGAATGGCTGCGCGGCGTCAAGGTGCCAGGCGGGCCGCGCGTGAAACTCGCGCCCGGCCATATCCACCCCCTTTTCATGAAGCTGGCCGAGAACCTTCGCGCGGCCGAGGCACGCGCAGAGGAGTTTCGGACCAAGGCCACGGGCAAGGTCGGCATGATCCTGCCCGACGCCGCACCGGCACCGCACCGCGACACTGTGCCGGTCGGATGGACCCGACCGAGCGGCCTGATCATTCCCGACGGCGTGAGGCTCAATTGAGCGGCGAGGAAGATGGCGAAGACCTGCCCATTGCTGGCGAGCCCGAGCCCCCGTTCTTCGACGCGGGCGACCCCGCCGCTGTCGGCAAGCGGCGACGCAACGCGAAGGTCAAGGAGCACGAGTCCGATCGGTTCTGGGCTCAGGTCTTCGCCTCCGAGGTCGGCCGCCGCGAGATGTTCGCCCTGCTCCGCGATGCAAAGGCGTTCGAGGTTCGCTTCGCATGCGGCCGAATGGCTT